GCATGGCGCGTGCGCGCCGGTTCGCCGTGGAAGTTCTCGCCCAAACTCGATTTGCGGAGAGCTGTCGGAAAGCGTAGTCGCCCAAGGCGGATACGATGCCGATGCTGAATGCGTGGGATGTTACACTGGCCGCGCTTAATTCCAAAGTCGAAAATTCGGGGCGATGGTTGGAAAACACAACCCCCGCTATCATGGCGCCGTCTTCGCGCAGCACTCCGAAAGCGCCGGCCACGTCCCGCCACACCGGCCGCTCGATCGGCGACAGGTCGGCCACGAATTTAAGAACCGCTGGCTCCTGTCCGGTCAGCAGCGTGCGCCTCACAGGACGCCTCCGCGCTCCGCGAGCAAATCGAAAGAGTTGATCTGACAGGCACCGCCGCGCGTAGCACCAACCATATGCACGGCCGCCCATGTGCCGATCGACCCTACCGACTGCCACCGGGCGTCCAGAACATTCGTCCCGCCCCATGTGCCCGGCCACGTCCAGGGCCATGCATTGCCCGTAACGGCGGTGGCCGAGATCGAGCCGGTCAAAACCGTCGTAGTGTCGAAATCGGTGTTTACCTCGATGCCGAACGCCACGCCCGAACCGGTGAGCATGACGGGCCGAACCATCTTGAACAGCTTGTTTCGTGCCCCGCCCGGCTGTTGCCAGGACGTGCGGACTTCCCAGTTGATTTGGCTCCCGTTGTCCTGATAGCCCACGTCTGCGGTGTAGACGACGCCAGCGTTGCCCGCGAAGTAAAGCGCGCCGTTCGCCGCTCCCCAGCAGTTCGTATTCATGTTGGAGAATTGGCACCACGCGCCTGTGATTGTATTCATCACGAGCTGGCCCGCCGTCGTGTTGGCAATCATCGGGACATTCACGATCAGATAGCGCGCCTTCGGGTAGGTCATCACCTGCCAACCGAAAAGCGCGCTGTAGTCGCTGGCATACTGGCTGAAGAGCGTCTGTATCCGTGCCGTGATCGCCGCTTTCTGGTCGGATTCCCGCCCAAATTCCAGCAGCGCGTTCATGCTCATAACGCCGTTTGCCGTGACGATGGACAGATCCCCATTGAGCCGCGCCATGCATCGCCGGCCGATGGGCGCCGCCGTATTGAAGATGCCGGAAAGGGCGAAAGTATTGGCCGAGGTCGGGTCGGTGCCCTGATAGACGGCGATCTCGCCATTGCTGGTGATGACGGCCAGATAATCGTCGGCGCCGTCGCCCGAATCGCGGGAGAAAGAGCCGGCCGCCACGATGTAGCCGCCCTTGCGGAACACCGATCCCAGCGGGAACTCGGAGGCCGCGCCCGCAATGGCCTGCGTGCCCAGGTACCAGAGCGAGAGGCTGTTGTTCTGGACGAACCAAAGGCGCTGCTTGAACTGGAACACGTTGCAGAGCGTCGAGGACGTAACCACGGTGATGGCCGGCGTTGCCCACGTCGTGCCGTCGAAGCTGCGTACCGAGTCCGTGCCGTTGCAGCAGATCAGATAGGCGCCGCCCGGCGTCTTGATGTTGGTCCATTGCCAATCGGCGCTGCCGAGGCCCGTTACGACGGAAGTGGCCGCACCCGAGGCCGTCGCGTCCCAAATCTTCGTGCTTTCGCAGGCAAATAGCTTGTCCGCGCCCGTCAGACCGTAATAGGTCATCAGCGTGCGGATGGGGTTGGTCATGCCCGTTGCCCATGACGTGTAGCCCTTCCGCACGGCCACATAGTTGGCCTCGGGGAACACGTTGACGAGTGCGAGCGCATCGTCTGGTTTCATGTCCGAATAGCCGTCGCGGGCGTTTAGGCCGTTGACAGGGGCCGGCAGATTGTAAGCCGTGGCGACGGCACGCTTGCCGGCGAAACGTCGATCGGCGACGGCGGGGGCGAACATCAGGGCACCACCACATAGGCCGTAAGCGTGCCGCTTGCGAGGTTGATTGCGCCGCCCGTCAGGTTCAGGAAGTTGACCGACACGATATTGGCGGCACTCACCCACGCGTTCAGGTGCAAGCCCTGTTGGTCAAGAGAGAACGTGCCCCAAACAGGATAGCCCACCACCGCACCCGTCACCGTGACCGTCGTGATCGGCGTTGCCGCCCCGCTCGCCACGTTCGGCGGATCGTAGGTTGCCAGGCCCGTCAGCACCTGCGTCACCAGCCCGGCAAAACGATCCGACACCAGAGACTTAAAGATCCATTCCGGCGAGTAGATGGGAAGGGCGGTCGCCATTTAGCTACCGAAGCCAGTGTCCGGAATGAACGGGCTAAGACGGGTCCACGGATAGTTGCGCGAGGCGCTGAGCTTCGGCATTCCGCCATCGCGGGCCGCCAGCCGCTGGAGCAGTTCAATCCAGCTCTGGTATTCCTGGCTGTAGTCGAGGCCCTTGGCCCGCAGGAAGCGCCAGCGCACGCCGCGCGCCACAAGCGTCTCATCGAAGACGCAGGTATCCGTATCCACGCTGAAAGCGCTTTTCGTCGGCGTCGTGTCGCCCGAAGCGTAGACGTAGAGGTTTGAGACGTACTCATAGGCCACCGTGTCGCCAGCGGTCGGCGTCGGCGTCATCAGGAAGTCGTTTCCTCGGATGCGGAAGCCATAGTACATGCTGGTGAAGGTCGGCCCTGCCTTCTCCTGCTGCCACTGTTGCGGACTCATCGGCCCCCACAGGGGACGGTCAACGGTGCGATCCCATGCGGAGTTGTCGCAGAAGCGCGCAAAGTCCGTGGGCACGGCGCTGGTCTGGATGCTTGCCGCAACCGTGGTGAAGGTCTTTTCCTTCGTCAGTTTTGTCCACGCATGATCCGGCCAGGACGCCAGTTCCAGCCCCTCGTCATTCATCAACGACCGAAGCTGAATGGTCTGCGTGTCGGTTGCCGAAAACGCGGCCGTGGGCACGGGAATAGCCAGCCATGACGCCGCCGTCTGAAGAATAGAAAGCGCGGTCAAGTCGGCTCGCCGTACTGGTTGGAGAAGGCGCCGCGCCAATGCTCCGGCAGGAGCTTCTTTTGGGCGAGGAGCTGCTGGATGCTGGCCTGCACGTCGCCACGAACCGATCCATCGGACGCGCCGATCTGGACAGGCGCCGGCATCGGCGGGACCTCGGGAGCCATTGCGGGCTGGGCGGCAGCCGGCATTGCGGCTTGCGGGGCGGGCGTCGTGTTCCGAACGACCTCGGCAGAGGCCTGCGGGAGCATGTAGCGGTCCATCGGCAGGGACGCGCCCGGTCCTTCAAAGGGCGGCAGCGCGGGAGGCGTCGCGGCGACATTGACCGGCGGCGCCGCCGGTACCTTTGGATTGGGATTGAGATGGCGTCCGATGCGGGCGAACAGTTCGGCCAGCACGTCCGGTTCGCCCGTCGGGCCGGGATTGCCGCGACGAAGCGCCTCCGCTTTCCGGTATCGTTCGCTCACAGGGTCCATATCAGGCCGCCTTGCGTTTCGGTTTCTCCAAGTCCTTCAGCCGATCATCGAGCGAGGCGATGGTCGCCTGAAGCTGCTTGTTCTTCTCGCGTTCGATCTCCAGATCGGCCGCCATCTTCGCCAGCGGCTGCTGGCCGGCACGCTGATCCAGGAAAGCCTTGGCGCCCTGCTTGAAGCGCTGGAAGCCCATGAGGCTTTGCGACGCCGTATCGGCCAAGTTCGCCAGGGCCTCGATCGAGTGGACGCCCATCGCCTTCAGCGTCGAGCGGATGCCGTGGTCGAGGATCGCCAGTTCGGTCAGCGGCGTTCCCGTCATGTCGCCCGTTTCGTTCTTCTTGAAGGCCGCGATCATCGGCCCATAGATGCGGTGGTTCTCGACCACCTGCCCATCGGGCTTCTTGCGTTCAACCACCAGAACCGCCTCCGAACGCATCAAGCCCGGCCCCTGCACATGAGCCAGCAGGACGGTGTCGAAGACTGGCACGCCCTGCGCCGCAGTCGCTTGGTCATCCTTTTCGGACGACCACTCAAACCAGACGACGTTCTGCTCTTTGGGGTTTTCGGGATTGGGGACGATAAAGGGAGTCGGGTCGGTCATTTGGCCTCCATGCCGGTCTTGGCCGGGTCCGGTTGAACAAAGGAAAAGACGGGGGCCGAAGCCCCCGCCCTGTAGTCAATCGTTAGAGGATCTGGCCCTGCGCGTGCGGCCGGTCGATGGTGTAGATCGCCTTGTTGGCGCTCGGCACGCCGTTGGCCGAGAAGGCCACCGCGCCGAGAACCTGCTTGCCGTTAACCTGCGTGGTGGAGACGGTGGCAGTGGCCTGCCAGAACGCCTTGTCGCCCGCCGCCACGGTGCCGTTGGTGTTCACGACGGCGGCGCCGCCGATCTGGTACCAAGAGAACGTGGTGGCCGAGGTATTGGCGGTCATGGCGATGGCGAGCGCCTTGCCCGAGCCGGCAGTGCCGGCCCAGCGAACCACCGTGGCATCGGTCGAAGCAACGACACCCGCCGAGAGGTTGTATTCGACGACATCGCCCACCGCGAGCGAAGCCACGCCCGGAAGGTAGATGAACTCGCCGACGCCGTACTTGCCGGTCGTGTCGATGAACCGGCGGACGGTGCCCACCGGAACCTGCGGCCCAAGATTGGTACCGGCCGGCGACGTGATGACGGTATCAGCCGCATCGCCGGGATTGGGAGCGCCGCCCATCGTGTCGAGGGCAGCCCAGGAAGCAACAGCCATGTCAGTCTCTCCTTACTTGCAGACGGCCTGGAGCGAAGCGTTGCTCAGGGTCATGTTGCCGGCGAACCCGATGAGCTTGACCATCGCGTCCTGATTGGTGCTGAAGCGGTCGGGATCGAGCGGGACCATGTTCCGGTCCTTGTGGGGCCGGAAATAGATGTAGTCCGTGTTGAACCCGTAGACGTGCGACGCCGGAGCGCCGCCGCCGAAGCCGCCATCGAGCATGAAGTCGCCGCCCATGTACTTCAGCGTCTGGAAGCCGGCCGACGCCTCGCTGGATACGGTGATGCGCTGGATGGCCTGGAGCGAGGCCAGATAGGCCAGCCACGCCGTGTTGTCGGCGACCCACAGATCGCACTGATCCTTGCCGCGCGTGGTCTGCGCGTAGGCCGAGTTGAGGCCGGTTTGGATCAGGGCAGCCGTGAAGGTCGTGCTGACGGCGATGTTGCGCCAGAACGTCCACGTCGCGCGGTTGATGCCGCCGATGGTGCCCGAGGTCGGGGTATCGGCAACCAGCAACTGGGCGCCGCCGATCTGCTTGGAACCGGACGCGGTGCCGTCCGAATAGCAGTCAACCGCGATGTTATTCATCATGGTTTTTTCGGCGTTCTTGATGCGGCTTTCGAGCAGGTCTATCACCGCGTCGGGGCCGCTGTTCATCAGCTGTTCAAGGCCGGAGATCGAGACGGCGACAGCCGCCTGCTTCCAGTCGTATTCGGCAGCGGTGAACGTGTCGCTCGGCGCGATCGAGACGGCGTCGTAACCGCTGTAGCGCGTGAACGTGCCGTTCTCCTGATATTCCAGCTCCTGAACGATGGAGCGGCCACCAGGGACGGTCTTGACGTTGCCCTTGCTCGATAGACGGTTGAGCAGGGCGTTGTTCTTCGTGACGTTGTCGGCGAGCTTCTTGGATCGGTTCTGAAGCGTCGTGGTGGTGATTTCCGAAAGATTCGGCGAGGGCATCGCCTGTCTCCTTGATTAGACGGCCCCTCCGACGGACTGGAACGCCCGCATGAGATCGCCGCGAATGCTGCCATCTGACTCGCCATTCACGGTGGTATTCCCCGTGACCGGCGGGCCGGTGAGTGAGGCCCTGGAAGCGGCTTGCGCCCTCTGGACCTCTGCGGCTTTGGCTTTCGCGGCGTCCTCGGCCTGTGCAGCGAGAAGCTGCTGCCGGATAACTGGATGCGCCCAAGTCGCTTGTTCGTAGGCGTCCTTCAGATCCTTTGCCTGGCCGGACTTCAGGTACATTGCCATTTGCGGGCGAACGTCGTTGAAGTACGGATGCGCGGGGTCCGAGGCGAACGCCTCGATAGATTGGATATGCTGCTGGGATTCCCGCTGCTCAAATTGCGCCAACAAGGGCTGCAAAGTCTGCTGCACGGTCTGAGCGACGAGGTCTTCGATCTGCGGCGGCTGGCCGGGGATACCCTGCTGGGGCTGTCCACCAAACGCAGACGCGGGATCGATTCCGCGTGCTCGGAGGATATGCTGGGCCAAAGCCACGGGATTGTCAACCGACAAGCGTGCGAACTGCACCATCTGCCGGAACGCCTCGCCGATCGATCCCGCCTCGTTGACCAGAAACTGCCGGTTGGTGTCGATCAGCTCCTTGATCGGCGCGACCTCTGCCCGCTCCGTCGCCAGGGCTGCGTACTTCTCCGCGATCTCGGCCTTGACCGGCGCCGGCAGGCGGTTCCAGTCAACCTTCGCCGCGCCCTTCCATTCCATCGGCGGGGGAATGTCTGCGGGCTTGGCGGCGTCCGGTGCCGGCGCTGCCTGTGATGTAATGGGTGGGGTTGCATCACGGGCAACCGCCGCGTCCTTCGGCTTGATCGTCAGCGTCTCGCGCGCCTTCGTCTCTCGCGCCTGCTCTTCCTTGGCAAAGCGCCCTTGCTCATCGCGGGCACGTTCGGCCGCCGTACGCTCCTTGGGAGCCTCCGCAGTCTCGACGGGTGGTGTCTCGCCCATGTCGGCAACGGGCGGCGTGGCCGGCTCGACCTCGCCGGAGAACGCCTTGGCGAGATCGCCCCGCAGATCGTCAACTTCAGTATCAGGCATCAGCCTAGCTCCTTCGCGCGCCGCGCCGCATCGCTGCCGAATTGCCGGACCTCCTCAAAGGCCCGCTTGATGTCCTCGCCGATCTCGCGCCTGCCGATCAGTTCGGGCTTTTTGACGTGCTTGCTCATGTCCTCGTTGCCGACGGTGTCGTAGCCGTGGGCGCGGGTGGCGGCCTCGAAAGCCCGCTTGCTGTCGTAGGTCTTTCGGTCGGCGTGGTTCAGCAGGCCGTGGATGCCGTTCAGGCCGTCGCTGATGACGGACGGGCCGGGTTTGGTTTCCTCGAAATAGTTGCCGCGTATCTCGACCACGGCATCAAGGTCTGCGTCGTAGCGGAAGCGGGTTCTCATGAGTTGTCCCACAATCTTGTGCCGTCGAGGGGGTTCTTGCGCGGGCGGAATAGCCAGCGCCAAAGCGGCATCAGCGGGCAGATCATGGCGCCACCGGCATCTGCGCCTGCTGCATGGCCTGCGCGTGCTGCTGCTCGGCAAGGGCCGCCTGCTGTTGCTGGGCGAGGCTTTCCTGCTGAAGCGCCTGCATGTTCATGCCGTGTTCGGCCTGCGCCTGCTGGTGTTCCAGCGCCTTGGACTGCAAGTCGATCTGGCTCATTTGAACCTGTGCGCCGGCCTTCTGCTTCTCTGCATCGGCCCTGATCTTCGCGACCTCCAGGCCTGGATTTGGTGGCTGCGGCTGGTTGGCCTTCTGCGCCATCTGGTTCGTGAAGCTCTCAATGGCTGTCTCCAGCGTCTCGCCGATCTTGAAGCGACGCGCGCCAAAGGTGAGCATTTCACCCAGCATCGGTGCCGCCTCCGGGGCTTGCTGGATGATCGGCCCGGCCGCCGTCAGGAATTGCGTCATGGCGGCGATAAACTCGACCGCCTTCTGTTGCTCGGCCTGCTGGTCCGGCTCGATGGTGCTGTCCGTCTCAACGTCGATATGGAAGCCCCGCAGCTTGTCGTCACGCAGGAGCGCCATCACGTCGTCCCAAGACGGCTCTTCCATCGCCTTGAGCATTTCGGGAGGAGGCTGCGGCAGGTTCGGCGGTGGCGGCACCGGCTGGCCGGCTTGCTGGGCCTGTTGTGCCTGCTGCTGGTACTGCTGCATGTACTGCTGCTGCATCTGAAGCATCTGCTTCTGCTGCGCCGTCAGCAGCTTGACGCCTGACATCTGCGCCAGCGTCTCCTGGCTGAAATGCTCGGCGATCACCTCGGCCATGAGCCGGATTGCATCGCGGGCAAAGCGCTGAATGTCACGCTGCCGGTCGCGGATGCGGAGGCTGCCCCACTGGCTCTTGAGCTGCTGCGCCGTCGCCGTCTCGTTGGCGTCCGATGCCCCGCGCACGATGTCGCCGATGCCCGTCACTTCGTACAGCGCGGCCTTGGCCTTCTCGCGCGCCTCGTAGCAAGCCACCAGGGCGCCCGCCACGTCCTTCAGCGGGAACCAGACGACGAGGCCATCGGCGCCGCCGCGCTCGGCCAGCATCGCCCAATTCTCGACCGGGATAAGCTCGGTATCCGATGCGTCCGACAGCAGGCGCTTCACGCTGTCCATATCGGCCGGATACAGGCCACGCAGTCGCAGCGATTCGCTCAGCTTGTAGATTTTGTTCGTGAGGAGGTCGATCTCGTCGGCTTGGTCCTGATACAGCGCGAAGTCGGGAACCGGCAGGATCGAATCGCTGGCCGTCGTGGCATTCACCGGGCGCGGGATCGGCCAGAAGTTGTCGAACTTGACCGGCGGCTCCATGTCCGAAAGCAGATCGTCGGGATAGCCCGGCGCGACCTGATAGACCTTGTTGTGGCGCTTGCACCAGATCGTCCAGACGGTCGCCTTGTAGTCGCCGGCCTGTTCGTTAGGGGCCTTCTTCTCGTCGTCCGGGCGGTGGTCAAGCTGGATGCGCTCGGCCACCTCCTCGCCGAACTTGTCGGCGATTTCCTCCTTGGTCAGAAACGACCGATAGCCGAACCACCACACCTCGGACCAGATGCGGGCCGGATTGGTCAGCACGTCCTTCCAGTGCAGGTAGCGCATAATCGCCTGCTGGCGCGTGACCTTCTGGCCGGGCTGCGGCGTCGGGTCGTCCGGGTCGTCGCCCATCGGCTCGGTCGCCGCGTCGGCATCGTCGCCGATCTCCGCCTGGTACTCGACCACCGCAAGGCCGCGACCCGGCAGCAGCAAGTCCTGCACCACGTCGCGCATGGTGTGTTCAAAGTCCTGCGTATCGAGGCAGACGCCAATGCTGCGTTCCAAGATGATCGAGGCCACGCGGCCAACCGGATCTGCATCCTTGTTGCGGCGCGACACGTTCGGCACGGGCGATTGGTTGAACAGCGCCGGCCCGATGGTCTGCACGTTGGACCACAGCATCGCCATCTTCCGGCCGCGCGAGTTTTGCGCCATCTCGCGTCCGCTGTTTTCGTCCTTGTAGCGCCGGATTACCTTGTCGCCACGGGTATGCCACGGCGCATGAACGCGCTTGGCGGTGGCGATTTCGCCCAGCCAGTAGCGGGCAGAGCCTACGGGCTTGTCGCCCTGTGTAATGGCGGCGTTGTCTGCCAGTTCGCTCATATCCTGCCTCTTCCGCCTTTGTGCTGGCCGTGTTCGCGCCAGAGGTCGTTCATGGTGTAGTTCTCAATGCCGAATTTTGGCGCTTCCCTGGATGGATCGAGGCGCACATATGGGCGGCTCATGCAGGCATACCGCGCCTCGTCGGGCGCGTGATCCTCACCCTCGGTATCCACGTCCTCGGGCCGCGCTTCGTCGTGCTGGAGCGCCGGAAGCGTGCGAATCAGGTGTGTGCAGGTGTCGAAAAAGTAAATCATCGGGCGGCCGTCTTCGCCCTTCAGGCGCGACCTCACCTGGTCCCAGCCGCCAATAGCGCCCAGCTTGCCCACACGGGCATTATCGGCGCGGTGAAACTGAACCTTGTTGCCGCTGCCCTTCCAGATGCGCTCAGCGATCGAGGGGCCGCCATCGGAGGCGAACGCCGCAGGATCGAGTACGCCATAGGAGATTTTCTCCCCGTCTTCGCGCTGGGCGATGCCCACGCCCACGTCTTCGGCCGTCAGCCGCAGCCCTTCGTTCGGGTTGCCATTCCAGCCGTACCACTCCCGATGCCGGATGATTGCGCCGCGCGGGAACCCATCAAGCGAGCCGTCGCTGATCGCCCACCAGCCCACGCTGAACGGCCTGGCGGAACCCCAATCGGCCGAACGAAAGCGCGTCCAGTGATCCGGGAGCGCCATTGGTTTGACGATGTGCTGCGGACCGAACTCCGGGAAGAACGCGCCCGCGATGACGCTCCAGTCGCCCTCCAGCCAGGCCCGCACCAGTTCGGCGCTGCCGCTCATGTGCAGGTTGGCGACATAGTCGCCGCCCAGGTAGCGGTTATCGTCCAAGCGTGACGGGATGTAGACGCGTTCGCGAACGACAGTCTCGCCCGTAAACGGATTCGTGAAGCGGCTTTCGATCCTCTGCCAGCCGCGCGGGGCCGGATCGATGTAGCGGGCCTTGACCCACTGGTGGCCGGCGCCGCCCGGATTGCCCGTCGCCCGGAAGCCACAGGGCACGCCAGCGCCGGAACGCAGCGTCGCCATGAGCTTCATAATCGGCGTGGCGCTCGGGAAGTTGCCGATTTCCTCGACGTAGACCCGCGTGTAGCTGTGGCCCTGGTAGTTGTCGGCGTCGCTGTCACGCTCGAGGTAGGCGAACACCAGCCGCGCCCCGTTCGGGAAGCGCCAGATCTTGTCCGTATCGTTGAAAACGGCACCTAGCGGCCGGTAAATGACCTTGCTGCGTTCGATCGTCTCGCGAAGCTGCTTGAGCGTGCGGCGAACCATAAGTCCGATGGCGTTTTCGCCGTATTCGTCGGCGTGGATGACGAACTCGCCCAGCACGCCGTCCGTCTTGCCGCCGCCGCGTGCGCCGCCATAGAACACCTCAAAGACGGGACACGTCACCAAGGCCGTCTGCGGGCCTGCCTGCGGCTTCCAGATGATCGAGTAGTCGGTGCCGTCGGGCATCAGTGCGGCCCGTGCTGGCTGGCCCACTCGTCCGCGTCCTTGGCGACCGGCGGGGCCTCGACCACCATGCGCTTGTCTGTAACGGTGGTTTCGCGGCGCTCCACGAACATGCCGGCGTGCTTGCCGACCAGTTCCTTGGCCTTGATGGCGGCGCTGTATTGGTTCTCTGCGGCGGCCTTGCGGCTCAGTTCCTGCAAGTCAGCGATGATCTGGGCGGCGTCTATTCCAAGCTTGCCGGCAACCTTGGCCTGGCCCTCTGCGATTGCGGCAGCGATGTTAGGTTTGTTTAGGTTCTCACAGCCAATGACAGCAGCCGTCTTTTCGCTGTACCCAGCCCGAATGGCCGCCTGCGTGGCGTTCAGGTCGATCAGGTATTCGGCGACGAATCTCGTCTGCTTTGGATTAAGGGGCTTCTCGCCCATGCCGTTGCTCGCTGTTGTGAGCGTCGGCTTAGATCAGTGGGAAGTTCCGACTTAGAAAGTCAAGATGGTTGTGCGGCCCATCGCGCCTTGATGGCATCTCGTTCAGCAAAGATTGCCAGCACGCGCGCTCGGTTTTCGGCCTTTTCTTGTTTGGTGCAGATGATTAGCGCCGCAAGCCCGGTGGACTCAGTGTCCAGACTCGGCTCAAAATTATCGCTCATACAGATGCGACTTAGCAATTCCTCGTCGGCAGCCTCAAGGGCCTCTCGCGTAAGCCGGTCAAGATCGTCGAAAGTCCAATTGCCCCTCATGCCGCCACCCTAGCGGCTTGGCGAATTGCGGCCAAGGATGCGGCCGGCATTTCCAGGAACGTCGCGTATCTCACGCGCACATACGGGTCCAAACCCAAAGCTGCTCTCCTGCGCTGAACCGTTGCCGCGCAATGCCCGGTCTTTTGGGCTATTTCGTGGTCGGCGTGGGATTTGTGGAGGGCTACCAGTATCGCGGTGTCGTCTTGGGTCCAGGGCCTGCCGTTCATGCTGCCCCCTTGGCG